ATCTCATTATTTAAAAGATCGTCAATGTTGACCGCGCCATCCAATATCTCAAGACGTGGATTATTCGTTAAGGCGACGTTATCCAAGACACCGCGAAGCATTGCGGTAGAGGCGTCCTGATCGTTAATAATCAGATCGGCAACAGATCGGCCATAGAACGTATGCGGCTCAGGGTCTACCTCAAACACGGCGAACGGAATAAATCCACACGCCTCACGGTCAAGCAACTTATACCCGTTACCGCCCAAAGTGACCTTCTGCAACGTAGGAATGCCGGTGCCGTCTACATCAATCTTCATGTAGACCTCGGTAATCGCCACTAAGCGCATTGAGGGGTCTTGAACGTCCTCGTCAGAGTAGTCTTCTTCATAGCCTCGACGCTCAAACTCCTCAACCTCAGAGAACGTATCGGAATGCTGAAGGCCGCTAAGCTTTGACACCTCATCGAAGTCATAGCCCATTTGAACAAGCTCACCCACGCGCATCTCTGTTCGGTGGGCAACGCAATAGGCCGAATCCAAGTTTCTGGCATTACGGTCAACAAAAAACTCTTCCGGGGGAACTGAGTCGATGCACATCTTTCCGGTGTCTTTGTATCTCGCAATCTTTAAATCGTAGCGAGGGGACTCCACCTCCATACCCATTTCATCAATGGACATCTCGCTCTTGACGGTCTGCTCAAGGACTTCAATGCCATCCTCAGCCGTTAGGACGGAATACTCCATCTCATTAAGGTCATGAAAATCAAAAGTCTCTTGCTCTTCGTAGGTGTCCCAGTAGACCTTAACAACCCCCACCTTCTTAACCATTGCGTCATGGAACGCATCATTTAGAACCCGGTAGCCATTTTGCTCATTAAACTTGTAGTGCATATACTCTGTGGCTTGCTCTGCCGACTGCACGTCTTCTGGGCCAGATGGGACATATTCAACAGGCTTGTCGGTAGACAGGAAGACTCTCATTAAAGACGGCTTAATAGCGCGAATGGTATCCCTTACCTTGGTCGCAACAACTTTAGATCGGCCATCTTCCTCACCGATATCAACCTCGCCATCAAAGTACCGCTGGGCCTTTATGCGGTCTTCAGCAATCTCTGACTCTACGAAATCCACAGAGTCCATAACCGCCTCACGAGCGATTGACTCAATCTCTTGGTCTGTCATTGGCTTGAGCATTATTGGTTTTCGCCCCCTGCTGCGCGACTCATTATTGCTGACTGATAGGCGGCCATGAGCGCCCGTGGATCTTTAATAGTTTTTAAATACGGGAACATCTCAAATGCCGCAGGTGGTATCGCGGCTAAAGGTCTTGCTGCAACCCCTGCCGCATGAGCGGCCTCACCGACCAATCGAGGGGATGAGGCAGCAGCAGTTCCAGCCATGACCGGCAACCCTCCAACGCCATACGCACCGAGACCTGTTAATCCCATCGTTGCACCTTGTATCCCTCTTGGCGTGATGTCTGACAATGCCGCGCCAGCTAACGGTGCCTTTAGGATATTTGGCTTTCCTTCTAATTCCTCAATGAGCTTTGCGCGCTGCCCAAAATTTGTGTTTACGTTATTTCGCATTACTGAGGACAGTTTTCTTATTTGCGTATCTACGGACGCATTAGGCTTAAGAGACAAGGTTTTTTCAATCTCTCTTATTAGATCGGTAGCTTCTGAATAGCCTTTCATCACCTGACTATACACTGGGGCTTGCTTTACAATGTCAGTCTTCACGGCGTTATATATTTGATTGATTGTCTCCCTCGCGTTTCTTGCCTCAATTGGAAGCTCATCTATAATACCGCCAAGCTGTTGTTTCAAAGCGTCCATGCCGATTGGCGTATGAAATTCGGCTGGATCTAGCCCTTTCCACGCTTCAACTGCGCGAACGGCTTTCGATACGGCATCTGCCGCCGCTTTATTCGTAACTTGCCCTTTAAATGTTACTCGCTGTATAGCGGCATCTAACGCCTCGTCAATACCCTTAAAAGAGAGTGGCGCTTTTGCCTCCTCAATCGTCTTCATGCCTTTGGCGTACTGCTGATTCCGAGATTGTCTCAAAAACGACAAATTCTGCTTTGCGTCTTGCAGTATTTTTTCAACATTCCCGCTTCTCATGCCCTCACGGAATCGCGCCGCTCTTTCTCCCCCAGCAAGACCTGACGTAAATGCCTCAGATATGGGGGCAGCGCCAACACCTGTTGTTCTGCCAAGAATGCCGCTAACCGCGCCACCAGTAGCAGCGGCTGTTGCTTTTGTGGCTGCACTTAAAGGCTCAATAAATTGAGAGGCTTTGCTGACTTGCTCTGCCACATTTGCGGCCCCGCCAGCGCGTAAGGCTACGCCAGTCCCGCCAAGTATTGTAGCCACGTCACCAAGAACCCCAGCGGGATCTTCAGCAAGCGCCCTCTTAAATCCATCAATAGAGCCGTACCTATCAACATAAAACTTGCCAACACGATTTGCTAAATCACGAGACGCCTTATCTTCGCCAATATACTGAACAAGGCTTTCTGGCAATACATTTTGTAAAACGCCTGCGCCAATCTTTGTGATTGTGTCAGCAGTTTCCAAAGGGTTTGTAACGGCCTCAACAACTCCGCCGGCCAAGTTAGCTAATGATGATGGAAGATTTTTTGCCGCCTCTAATGGAATTTCGCTCCACGAATACTCTTTTTCTGGGATAGCGGACGGAATTTGCTGGATAGGCTGAGCGCCATTTTCTTGTTTGGCTTGCCTATATGCCTCTTCTACAATCGCAAACTCTTTACTGCCTTTTTTGTCTGCGTTGTTTACGATCCATTGTGCATATTGCTCAGCGGTAGCCATTATTTGCCCCCGGCTATAATTTGGTCGGCTTGCTCTTGAACGCTTAACCCTTGATCGCTTTGTTTTCCTGCCTTTTCTAACGCTCTTTTTTCAGCGGTCTCGATAACTTCATACAAGTCAAGAAGAGCCTCCACAAACGCCTCTGTGCTTTGCACCCGACTCAATCTACCTATTGCTTGCTCTGCCTTCTTCCCTTCTACTTCAGTAATCTGGCCGCCACCTTTTAAGCTCTCAAATGCTTGCAAGAACGTCTTGCCTTGCAATTGATTTATTATTGGGATGGTATCAATTGCTTCTTGGCTTAGAACTGTGGCCCCTGCAAGCGTTTCTGGATCTAACTGCCCAAGGTATTTTCCGGTAGACTCTTGCAACCCTTTGGTGCCTAAGTATTGCATTTTGCCATCTACATCAATGGGCTCTCCAAGCAATGATGATATTAGCTCTTTTGCCTGCCTTGCCGAGTCTTGCAAGGATGGAAGTTGCTCTTGTGATTTCGCTGATACTTTACCTCTCTCAGTACCAGCCGCTTGCGCCTCTGCCGCCTCTCCAACTTGCTTAGGGACGCTCATTATTGGCAGGTTTGTTTCTGTGTCCACAAAAATTATTTCTGTCCCAGTATCTACTCTTTCGACGTCTTTTTTAGGCCGGAATCCTTCTGGTAATTCAACATCTTGAGCCGTGCCAGACGAGCTAATCTGAATAAATCTTCTTTGGCCGTCAGGCCCAACAACCTCAATCGGAGTTACGCCAAAAGTTTCTCTTTGAAATAATAGCTTTGCCGCCTCTTTTGCAAGAGATGGATTGCTTCTTACGGTTTCAGCCGCAGCGATAAGCTGTGCTTTCCTTGTAGGATTGGCTTCGCTCTTTGCGGCAGCCTCTAACGCATCAGCCGTCCTATTTCCCTGCTTGCCCAAAAGATCCAAGGCTTGCTGAGTCTCAATCTGCGACTGAGCCATGCGAGCGATATTGGGGTCAGGGTTCAGCCTCATCGTGTTAAACGCGGCAGCAAGCCTGGCGCGGTTGGTCGGATCCCCCAGATACTCCATAGCCCCAGAGCCAAGCTTCTCAAAAAAGCCCTTTTTTTCTGGCGCTTGATAAACAGGTTTGCCGGTAACGATGGGCGCTTTTTGTCGTGGATACAGGTCTGTCGGCATCCCCATATCTGCCTGGACAGATGGCCCCATTAAATTAATCAAACCCATTATCCGGCCCCCATCATCATCATTAATTTTTTCAACATATCGCCATTATCATTTTGGGCAGGCGACCCCATAATTCCCGCTCCGGTTGTCATCTCAACAGGCGTTGGTGCGATGGCTGCAGGCCGCCCCATTCCAGGGGTAGACATTTGCATATGCGGCATACTTAGCGGCTGAAGCCCAGCGTATCCAGAGCCTCCCTGAAAGTTTCTCGCCAAAATATCCATCATGCCCTCTTGGGGAATCGGATTGACTGGTGACTGAGCCTCCATAGGACTTGCCGCCATGCTCATATTTGGGCCAAAACCAGATTGGGGTAGCCCAGCCATAGCCGCATTAAATTGAGCCTGCATCTGCGACTGCTGGAACGGATTAACGCCACTTGGCATACCCGTTGGGGCCGGAGCCTGCAGGCTAGCCTGAGAAGGTCTTTTAGCCATTTCAATCAACGCATTAAGAAGGCTCATTAGTGAATCCTTGAATAATCAACCATTAGGTAACCATGATTTCCGCGAATAACGGTTACCTAATGGTTGATTATTCAAGGATTCA